CTTATGTACCCCCCAAGGAAGGCGATGTGTAACCCGTCAGGGTTCCACAACTTCTTACGCCTTACTGAAGAAGGGTACTTGAAGGATGTATCCCCAATACTGACCTGGACAGGACGAACGACCCACCGATGGTAAATCAGTGAGTTGTTCGAATCTGTTTTGATCAGCCTCCTATTACGGAGCCAAGAAAGGGGGACCTTCACGCCTGCATCATCGTTATCTGACCTGGGTACCGGTAAGAAGGGTACTGAGTCCAGGAGCAGCCGAACCGTGCGTCTAAGGGGGAAACCCTGGGACGCTGACCAACGGTTCAGACGATTGATTAAGGCAAACCGCGAGTGGACGCTCTTGAGTGACTTAACGTACACTGCTCGAACGTCTTCACCATGTAGGTAATCGTACCCGCATGACTCACGGAACGGGTCGTTCTGATCGTAGAACGATTTTTCGGCATTGACCTCAAACCCAAGGAGTTCCAACAATGTAATGACGCGCCTTGCGGCACGAACATCGCATACGATGTCATCCCCCCAAACGGCAAAGTTGCCATTAACACGACGAGGCGTACCAAACGCCAAAGTCGCAGGGCTGTGGTCAAAGTATCCACGCCTGACGAGGGGTATCCCCATCTGACGATAGACTGCCGCAACAACGCACGCGAACAACATCGTCTCAAGTTGGAACGTAAAACCGTTCCCCATTGTAGAGACCATGTGCAGCTTTATATCTGTGCCGTCAGGAAGACGACACATAGGTGAGCGAAGCATCTCGAGCCAGGACAAGAAGTCCGGAGGCAGGATAGCTCGCAACATCCTACAAGATATAGAATCGCTAGCAGACGAGAGATCGATAGTCGCAAGACTACCGTGCCTCGATCCGAATCTAGCAAGCTGCCTATTCCAGTACGGCTGTGTCTCCTCGATTTTAAACCGGGAAGCCAGTCGCCGACTAAGAATAGCACCGAACCCAAGCTGAAAAAACATTTCAACTGAAGGTTCTGTGCATGCGACGCGTGAGATGTCCCATCTTTTCGGGACG